ATGGTGTTGAAAACGCCGTGGACAACATGCCCCTGGGACGACCAGATCGGGCGCACGGTGTCCCGGGCAATTTCTTCCCCGGACGGCTTCATGACCGCCGCCGTGTTGCACACGACAGCATCGGTTGCGGCCGTTGGGATTGCATCTGTCCCGCGTTCCGTCTCTTCTTTGACGAGGATTACCCGTCGTTGGGTTAATTTCATTATGATGTTCTCCTCAAATATGTTTGAACCGAAAACACGGCCTCGTAGGCGACCACTCCCACCTGTTTCGGAAAGGCCACCATTCCATCCTTTTCCTTGACCACCAGCCCCGCGCTGACCTCGTTCCCGGCAACCGCACTGACAACTGTCTCAAGCAGGGTCAGAGCGTCTTCGTTGGCGTCACCAGGGGACCGATAGTTCCGGCCAAAGACCAGCACCGACCATGTCCATGTTTCCGCCTGCACCAACGCCCCCGCCGCCTGATTCGGCTTGTTCACGCACCCGGCATAGGCCGTCCACACGGCAGCGGTCGGGAACCGGAACATCTCTTCCCAGTTCTTGCCCTGGGGCAGGGAGCCGACCGTCACACCATCGGCCACAGCAGCCTCGATCAATGCGATGATCTCGTTTTCAACCGTGATTCGACTAGCCACCGATTCCTCCCGTTACATGCTCCCGCACGATTTCTGCGCATTCCTTCATGTCGTCAGACGTGAATTCCAGGTATGGTCTCGCCGGGATGGTCACTTTGTGTCCCGGGCCTGCCTTGCCCCCGAATTGATGGATGGCAGCGTAGGCCGACTGGGCCGGACCGGTTCCGATGGTCACGGAGTCCCGGCCCGCAGCATAGGCGATATTCCCGCGCAGCCCGCCTTTTTCGGTCAGGATATTGTCGTTCTTCTTCATGGCCAGGGTCACCGGACTGAGCGGCTTCCAGGCACGGCCCTGAGGGTCGCGTTCATCCCGAAAACAGTCGTCCGTCCTGCGGAGCATATATTCCCCGATGTCACGCATGGCCGGTGTCAGGTCCCCGCACCTCGCCATCAGGCCCTGGAGCATCCGCGTGACCTGCGTGTCATCATACGTCAGAGATACCTGCGTGCCTGCCATTACCACCCCCTCAACGATGTCCGACTGAACACCCGGGTCCCGCTGGTTATCTGCGGGGTCTCGCCCTGTCCCGGGGTGTCGGGATCGTCTTCACCCAGAGAGTTGGACCCGGCTGCAACACCTTTCAGAAAGGTGATCGCGTTCTTGTACCGCTCCGCCCGGATCTCGGGCACGTCGTCCCGTCGTCCGTACAGATTGTACAGGGCCACATCAGCCGACATCTTGGCGACCAGATCGGGCACCGGGTCAAACGGTACAACATACCGCTTGCCGCAGTACCCATCGATCTCGGCGTCAGCATCGGCAATGGCCTGGGCGACCATGTCGGCATCCACCGCGCCGGTCATCTCATCATCCGTCAGCTGTACCAGCACGGATTCCGACACCAGATTTGTCAGATCGGAAAGGGTTGAATACGCCATGCTCGCGGGTCTCCCGTTGTAAGGGCACGGCGCGCCGTGCCCCTACGTTCAATGTTTCGTTTACGATCCCGCGCCGGTGGAACCGTATGCGGTCTGCCAGAATCCATACCCACCGTTGGCCCGTGCTTCCGCGCCATACCGAAAGGTCTTGCGCATGAACACGTTGTCCGTGTCAGGTGCTGTCTGCTGCACAAACACGGGCTTCTTGCGTTCCTGGTAGATGAAGGGCTTCACCGGCTTGGTGGTGTCCAGAAGGAACCACGCCTTGGAGCTGGAAAGACGGGCATCGACCACGACCTCGGCCGTTCCCTTGTAGGGGTTGGGCTTATCGTCATCGAGCTTGTCCGCCTTCATCAGGGTGTGTGCCGTGTTTTCCAGAGCAGGGGGAACCAGCAGCACGTTGGGGGTGATGTTGAGCGGTCTGCCTTCGTCGTCCTTCACCTCCCGCAGGGCAGTGCGTGCCGCTCCGTAGCTGGCCAGGGCCAGAGCGGCAGTGGCGCAGGACAGGGCGGCCGTGCCCTTGTTGGAATCGGTTGTCTTGCCGACAGGGTGGTTGGTGGCAAAGAACGCCTTGCCGTCATACCCCTTGTTGGTGAACCCGTTGTTGACCAGGTCGAACACGATCTCGTCGGGCAGCTGCTTGGCGCTGTACCCGGCCATCTGAGCCTGGGGCGCATAGATGCCCAGCTGATCGTCCTCGATGTCGTTGCGGTTGACCTCGATGGTCGCCTCCCAGTCCTTGTTGGCGATGGTGTAGGTAAACGCCTTCATGGATTTGACCACCTTGTCCCCGATCCATTCCCGCATTTTGGGAAAATTGGACAGCCAGGAGTAGTCATTCTGTGAAGCGGAAGACGGAATCCGCATGGCGATCTTCGCCCATGTGGACGGGGCCGCATCAAAAGCCTTGTTGAAGGTGGTTTTCAGATTCGTGAAAACACCGATCAGAGTCGTTTTATTGACAAGCATACATTCCTCCGAAGTACAGTTTTACGTTTTAGGTTTTACGTTTTAGGTTTCGGGTTGTTACTTAAATCCTAAAACCTAAAACCTAAAACCGCCTTTATTCTTACGCCGAAGCCATCAACCCTGCGGTCTGCAACGCGGCCAGCAGATCATTGAAATCCGAAACAACACCGGCGACATCCTCGGCGGTTGAGTCGGCCTGATTGGCTGCAATCCTGGCTACACCGAACGCTCCGGTGTCCACCCAGCAATAGTCCGAATCCACGTCGACCAACTTCCCGGCGACGATGGAATTGGTCCCTCCATCGGTTGACACCGTTTGGTCATCCTCCACATACACCAGGTCTCCAACGTTTGCCGCAGCGGGGGCGTTGGTTCCGGATGCTGCAAACCCGAACACTCCAATCCTGACCCTCACGGTCAGATCCCCGGCATCCCCGGCCGAATTATCCACAAGATCCTCGGCACGCCCGATCACGACCAGGCCGGCGGCGTCCGATGCAGGCACGGCATTTCCGGACGCATCCAGGGCCACCATGGCCCCCGCATAAATCATGGTCGATGCGGCAACATCAGGTTCCACGAACGTTCCTTCCCGCATGGGCGTATGTCTGTCAGCAGTGAGTGCAGCCATTATTCAGCACCTCCGTATTTTTTGATATCCTCGACATCGACATCCATCTGTTTGGCGACCGCGAGGACGGCGTCATCCGTCACAAGGTCGGTCGGTTCCTCTTTCTTGCCGGGCAGGGGCGCAACCGGCACGACCACCGGGGCCTTGGCCACGAAGGTCTTGAACCCTTCAAGGTCGGCCTTGGCGTAGCCTTCTGCCCATTCCTTCTGATCCGGTGTGACCTTGCCGTCACTCATGGCCTTGGCAACGACCTCCTGGGCATCCCGGGCGGCCAGCTGGTCCTGGAGCTTTGCGAACTCTTCCCGGGAGACCATGCCCTTGCTCGACTGTTTAGCCGCGTGGATCGATGCCACCACGGTGGAAGTATCCCCGGTTTCCAGATCCAGGGCCTTCAGGACGGCGGCGGGGATCACCTCTTTGGTTTCCGGTTTTTTCTCCTTGAGGGACGCCACCATGGCCATCACCTGGTCCTCTGTCGCGTCTTCGCCCATGCCGAGCTTGGCCGCGAGCTTCTTCAAAAATTCCATGTCGTCCTCCGTATCCGTTGCGACGGGAGGCACCCCGTCAAGTTTTGCCAGGATTGGCGTTAGATTATTGTGCTTGGGCGTATTGGTCAGGGCCACCGAGGCCAGGGCCACCAAGCGCTTGTCCGACTCCCGGACATAAAAGACCGGGGAGAAATACCTGTATTCCCTTGAAGCCACATAGGCCCCGCCTTTCTCGGTCCATTCCACTCTGGCCAGAATTCCCGTTTCGGCCTCCCATCTCAATTCCTTGACCCAACCGGCTGCAGGGGCCTGAACGCCTTCCAGCGTCTGATGCTCGTAGTCGATGACGATATCGTTCCCGCGCCGGGCAATCTGAGTACAGACCGACACGTAGGACTCTTCATCCACGAAATACCTGCCCTCTCCCTCCAGCTCGTTCCATCCGGCAGCGAACAGCAGCATCCATTCAGGTGCTCCTTTTTCGGCATCGATCTCGCTGACCAGAAAACGCGCAAAATATTTTTTCATGCCGTTGTACTCCTTCGTATTGCACTCATTGCCCTCTGAGAGGCCCATAATACTAGTATTATACTAGTATAAATCGCTTGACCCTTGCCGAGGTACAGGTTCGCCCATCAAAGGCCTTAAAAGGGAAATATGAACGTTTTTTGGTTGACCGGGGCAAACGGGGTGCTTATTACACGCATCAGCAAGCGGTCATCAGCTGACCCGGTCTTCCGG